AAGGGGCTAACAATGTTAGGCACTAACGAAGTAGTAGTAAAGGACAAAGAGGAACGCAGACTGAGCAAGGTAAAGATTGCAATCATGCGTAACCCTAAGTTTGCATTGTGGTCAGGCTTGATGACGGTTGGTAGAACTAGCGTATCAGAAGATATACCAACGGCATGCACTAACGGCAGAGATGAGCAGTATGGTCGTGAGTTTATTAAGTCGCTTGATGACAAAGAGTTGGCATTCGTAGTGTTGCATGAGACTTTGCACAAAGCGTACCGCCATCTAACGACATGGCAGAAGTTGAATGACGAGAATCACCAGCTTGCTAATCTTGCTTGTGACTATGTGATTAACCTTCAGCTAAAAGACATGGACAAAGATGAGTTGCTAATCGCTATGCCCAAGCGTGATGGTAAGGCAATAGGTGCAGTCGATGAACGATTCCGAGGTATGCACACTAAGCAAGTATTTGACATTCTCAAAGACGAAGAACCCGAGGGTGGGTACGGTGGTGGGGGTGAAGGACTTGATGACCATGACTGGGAAGGTGCGAAAGAACTAAGCGACGAAGAAAAGAAACAGTTGGAGAAGGAAGTCGATCAAGCTATTCGCCAAGGGATTATTGCCGAGCAGAAGCTAGTGGGCAAGGGCGGTGGCAACCTAAGCCGAGACTTGCAGGACTTGGTCGAGCCCAAGGTGGATTGGCGAGATGTGCTGCGGGAGTTTGTTGTGTCTACATGTAACGCAAAAGACACAAGTTCGTGGCGCAGAGTGAACCGTCGCTATCTGTCGGGTGATGTGTATATGCCTAGCCTAATAGGTGAACGGGTCGGGCATCTTGTGATTGGTATTGATACGAGTGGCTCAGTAGGTGGTAGAGAGTTGGCGGAGTTTTTATCCGAGGTGCAATCCATTGCGAAAGATGTTCACCCTGATAAGGTTGATCTGATCTATTGGGATGGGCATGTTGCAGGGCATGAGGAGTATGGCTCTTCCCAAGTGGATAACATTGTTAGCTCTACCAAACCTGCGGGCGGTGGGGGTACTGACCCTACTTGCGTAATGCGTTACTTGAAAGAGAAGGTGATTAAGCCCGAGGCAATCATCATGCTGACGGATGGCTACATAGGAGACTGGGGCGATGAATGGGAAGTACCTATTTTATGGACTATTGTCGGAGGTAATAAATCGTATGCCCCCGTCGGTAAAACAATTCATGTTAAGGACTAATGATATGAGCAAAGTAATTGTAAGTATTGGATGGAATAACGAGTTTGTGATGGATGCTGACAAAGCCCTAACATTGTTAGACCTTCTCAAAGATGCAGAGAAGTACCAAGATAAATACAACAAAAACGGGAATACATTTCACATATTCCCCCAAGACAAAGAGATAGCTACTCTTAAAGTATTAAGTACCAATATGTATAACCTAGCGAAGTTGGCTGGCAAACCCGAGGAGAATTGAGATGCCTGAGCATATAAAGATTGAGAAGTGGCAGTTAATCGAACACTTACTTAATTCGTGGAGAGATCATTACGAGATGATGAGTGATGAATACCTTATTGCAGAGTATCTCGAGTATCTAAGTGAAGACCCCGATGCGGATATAACAGTTGAAATAATTGAGGAGAATGAAGAATGAGCATAGCATCTAGTGCAGTATTAGTAGAACTAAACATCAGCGTTTGGACTGCTAACAAGTTGGATAAGGGTGCAACCGATACGGTGCTTGCGAGTAATAGTGCAAGCAAAGACTCAGCACAAGTGCGTAAGAACTTGATGGCTGGTACGGATAAGCGCAAGAAGATAGCAGACTATGCCGCCAAGATCAGGCTCTACCACAATCAGACTACGCTATCGTGGTCGGACAAAGGTGCTAGGCTACTACCCACAAGCCTGTTCATGGACTACAAGGCAAACATGAATGTGTACCAGCGCAACATGACTACCATGATCGACGATTTCTATGCGAACTATGCAGACCTTATCGACTTGGCAAAGCACCATATGGGCGACTTGTTCAACCCTTATGACTATCCAAGTATCGACGAGTTGCGTAACAAGTTTGGATTCCGATTGGTATTCAGTCCATTGCCCGAGGGTGGGGATTTCCGTCTCGACATTCCCAAGGCAGACATGGATGAACTAGGTCAGCAGTATGAGTCAGCGTTCAACGACAGGCTCAAAGATGCTATGCGTGAACCATGGGAGAAGTTGCATAAGACCCTTGTGCATATCTCAGAAAAGCTAACTGATGTAGAGGGCGACGACGAGACCAAGAAGCGGTATCACGATACCCTGATTACCAATGCGCAAGAGTTGTGCGGATTGCTTACGCACTTGAATGTAACGAAAGACCCAATGCTTGAGACTGCCCGTCGTTCCCTTGAACTAACAATGTTAGGGGTTGATATTGATGCTATCAAGGAAAGCCCTGATGTGCGTAGTAGCGTAAAGGCAAAGGTTGATGACATTCTTAAGAAGTTTGACTGGTAAACAAGGAGAGTAATTAAATGACATACGCAAATATAGAATTGAAAGAGCATGATCGCTGGGGTAACGGGCATGTGAAGTCTACCATTGACCCGTTTATGAAAGAGTTTATAGAGCAGTTGGCACTCAAGTATCCACAATGGACATTCGTGGAGAATGCCGTAACAAGCAACGGGAGTACCAATACTTATGAAGCGCATTCGTTCAAGGTTATGGATAAGCGAGAAGTCCTAGGCACACTCAGTAAAGACTGGACTCAGAGTGGTAATCGGTATCATGTTGATAACCACCGCATTGCAAGTATGCGTGAACGGGGTAGTGGTATGAAGACTATCCATATGGACAAAGCCATAAAGCATGTAAACAAATTGTTTGGTAGGAAGAATGCAAACGAGAAGTTTGCTGAGGCTAGGCAAGTAATTAGTACTGCTTTAGGTCATATACACAATCAGAAAAGATGGGACTTATCTCACAAGTGGGATAGAATTGAAAGCCCCGCACAACAGTTTATCGTTGAAAACTATGCACAGTTTTCTAGTGGAGTAACAGATAAGACACTAGCCACTAGTCTAGAGCATTTTCCGTCTTGCTTTGCTGAATTTAATTCAGTTCATGCGATGCAAGATGCGTTGCAGAAAGGAGACGCTTATCTTGTATTCATAGATGGGTTAAACTATTCTGTACAAAAGGGCAAAGACCCTTTAGAAATAAAAGCAAGTGAAGAGTTGCCCGACTTTATGCGAAGGGCAGTAGGGCTACTTAAATTAGTTGAAGACAACCAAGTAATAGCTGGTGTCGGTGTTCGTGCAAACGAAACGACTTTCTTGGTAATGCCTAACAATGTTAGTTGAGGAGGAAGTATGTTTAATAAAAGACGACATGTAGTATTAGTTAATGAAATACCTAAGAAGGAGAAACCAGCTATGGCTCTAGATAGAAATTCAAAGTTTAAGTGGACTGCTTGTGCTGATGTAATGGCAACATGGAGAAAGCACGGGTTTGTTCCACCAACCGAGTATCGGGAAGATTATTTGTTCAAATCAAATCGTGAGGTTAATAAACCAAATGAGTGAACCGATAAAAAAAGGCAGGGGCAAGGGGGTAAAGCCCGCAATGGTTTACCTACCTGTCCGTATCAGCCAAGAAGTAGCAGAGTTTTTCAATGCTTACCCTAACAAGAGTGCAAAGATCAGGGAAGTACTAGCTAATTATGTTCAACAACATGGAGAAACAAATGAGAAAGAAGCAAACTAATACCGTTAAGGTAATGCAGTACATAAAAAAGAACCCTAATGCTAAGGCTAAGGAAGTATCCAAAGCAACGGGAGTACCTGTATCGACGGTGTATCAGACGGTGTACCTGCAAAAGAAGAAAGCAAACGATGCACCAACGACTAAAGTTGTTAAGCGTGGTCGCCCTCGCCAGATTCCTTCAACGCTTGCGCCTAACGCAGTAGCATCAATGGCATTGTATGCCGATGATGTGGTCAATCACCCTAGCCACTATAAGGTAGGTGGTATTGAGACTATTGATTTCATCGAGGCAAAGTCTCTTAACTATAACTTGGGTAATGTTGTCAAATATATCACTCGTGCTGGTGTAAAAGATAAAGCCAAACATATTGAAGATTTGGAAAAAGGCGCATGGTATTTGGCTCGTGAGATTTCTAGTCTGAAGAAAGGGAAGTAAAATGAAAAAAGTAATCGCACTCGTAGCAGTATCCTTAATTTCCTTTGGTGTATACGCACAGACTAAGTGTGTGCCTGATGGTCGTGGGGGCATGTGTTGCTGGGATGTAAAGACCCAAGGTCCATTCAGACCAATTGGTTGTTAAGCAAGACCTAACAATGTTAGGGGCATTTGATTACGATAGAAACTATTAGCCTTGTAGATGCGAACGATTTTATTATCAGCTAGTTGCCCCGAAGATTCCTTACGCTAGCTGAATCCAAAATCCGAGGGGGGCGGGTAATCTACATATCCCCCCAATTCTCCCCTTGACAAAGTCCAACATCATGTTATCATGGTGTCATGGCACAAACTCCCGAAAAGAAAGTTAAAGATAAATGCGTCAAGCTACTTAAGGCTTACGACGCTTATTATTTTTTCCCCGCCACTCACGGCTATGGTCGTAGTGGTGTACCTGATATTATCTGTTGCATTGCAGGGAAGTTCGTAGCTATTGAGTGCAAGGCAGGCGACAATAAGCCTACTGCACTACAAGAAAAAGAAATGGCAGACATCCGTAAACAGGGTGGAATTGCCATCGTAGTAAATGAGGAGAGCCTAACATTGTTAGGTTCGGTGCTAAGGGGCTTACTTGACGAGGAGGACATTGATGGCAGATGTTGAAATAAACAAAGGTGTTCAGATATTACTTGAACGCATGAGCAGTAACCCTGATGAGTTTGTGCCTGACATACAAGGCAAGTACCCTCCCAAGTGGCGAAACATTCTTCTCTCTGTTGAGATGCGAGTGAAGGGGGGCAAGGACTACGAAGATCAGTTGCCGTTCCTAAACGACAAAGAAATCAAAGCCTTATGGCAGAAGATGCAACAGTTGCAGGGAGAGCTATTCACTAAGCAGGTTATGAATACTCTGCTAAGAGATGCAGAAGATGGACTGGGTTATTCCGAAGTAATAGAACTGATAGAAGCCAAAGCAAAAGTAGCAGAACTATCATCTCTTTCTCGGCAAGTCACAGGCGGTAGCCCAAGGGCTAAACTTTGAAAATCTTTTGTTTGGACTTTGAGACCTACTATTCTCAAACCTTCTCCCTTAGCAAAATGACAACCGAAGAGTATGTCCGTAGCCCCGAGTTTGAAACCATCGGGGTGGCGGTGTGCGAACAGGGTGGGGACCCCCTATGGTTTAGTGGTACTAAGGCAGACACAAAGAAGTTCTTGGATAGCTTTGAACTGGACAAGCATCTCGTGGTAGCCCATAACGCTATGTTTGACATGGCTATCCTTAACTGGCAGTTTGATATAAGACCCAAGGGCATTGCCGATACGCTGTCAATGGCAAGAGCAATACACGGCACGGAAGTTGGCGGTAGCCTTGCTAAGTTAGCCGAACACTATGGGCTGGGAGTAAAAGGCACAGAGGTGCTGAATGCTTTGGGCAAGCGTCGCTTAGATATATCACCCGATGATATGGATAAGTACGGCGAATACTGCAAGAACGACGTGATGCTAACGATGGGTTTGTTTGAGGAACTAAGCGCAGGCTTTCCTCCTATTGAGCTACGGCTAATTGACTTAACCATCCGTATGTTCTCCGAACCTAGCTTGTGGCTTGACGGCAACATACTGCATGACCACCTAGAAGGTATTCGAGAAAGAAAAGCAGAACTTACTAAGATTTACCCCAAAGAAGATTTAATGAGCAACGACAAGTTTGCGGTGCTACTGTCTAACTTTAATATAGAACCCCCACGCAAGATTAGTGCTACGACAGGCAAAGAAGCATGGGCATTTGCCAAGACTGATGAAGGGTTTAAAGAACTGCTTGAACACTTTGATGAGAATGTGCAAATACTAGCAACAGCGCGCTTAGGGGTGAAGTCAACCATTGAAGAAACAAGGACTGAGCGCTTTATTGAAATAGCGCAGCGAGGCTTATTCCCCATACCACTACGCTACTATGCGGCTCATACGGGTCGTTGGGGCGGTGACGACAAAGTCAATCTGCAAAACCTACCACGGGGCTCAGTTCTTAAGAATGCGATTATGGCTCCGCCTGGATCGGTGATTGTGGACTCTGACTCTAGCCAAATAGAAGCAAGAACTTTAGCGTGGCTCGCTGAACAAAATGATTTGGTTGATGCATTTGAAAGGGGCGAAGATGTATACAAGATCATGGCATCGTCTATCTATGTTAAGGCACAAGAAGAGATTAGCAAGGATGAAAGGTTCGTTGGTAAGACAACGATATTGGGATGTGGCTACGGCATGGGCAGTACGAAATTCCAAGCCCAGCTCAAAACTTTTAATGTGGAAATTGAGGATGGGGAAGCCAGTCGTATTATCAAAGTGTATCGTGAGACTTATGACTGGATACCGACTTTGTGGAGCAAAGCGGGAAAAGCCTTAGATGCGATTATCAACAATCAAACTACTACGTTAGGTCGTGATGGGGTATTAGTTGTTGAGGGTGCTAAAGGTATCCGCTTACCAAACGGGCTGTATGTAAAGTACCCCAACCTACGCAAGATGCGGAACGAGCAGGGTAAAGACGAGTACGTTTACGACACCAAGAAGGGTAAGGCAGTTGTGCCTAACAGGATATACGGCGGGAAAGTTATTGAGAATGTCTGCCAAGCCTTAGCCCGAATCATCATCGGCGAACAGATGTTGCAGGTAGCAAAGAAATACAAAGTAGTAATGACGGTACATGATGCGATTGCTTGTGTAATACCCGAGCAAGAAGCGGAAGCAGGGCAAGAGTATGTAGAGATGTGCATGAGGATGCGACCCAAATGGGCGCTAGACTTGCCATTAAGTTGCGAATCAGGTGTTGGTAAATCATATGGAGAATGTTAAATGTTAGAAAATGTAGAAGCAGTAGAAACAAAGAAGCCCGCTAAGTTATTTGTAGCTACACCAATGTACGGTGGGCTATGCACAGGCGGTTACACCATGGGTATCTTGGAGTGTGTGCAGACTTTTATGCCACATGGAATTCAGATGTTCTACTCGTACATGATGAATGAGTCTTTGATTACCCGTGCTCGTAACGGTATGGCTTATGACTTTATGCAGTCGGATGCTACGCACCTGATGTTTATTGATGCGGATATTAGCTTTAAACCAGCAGACATCGTGCGCATGATTCAAGCAGACAAAGATATTATCTGCGGACTGTATCCAAAGAAAGAAATCAACTGGCAGTTAGTATCGGATGCGGTTAAACAAGGTGTGGACTACAAAGACTTAAGTAATTACACAGGTTCGTTTGTGGTAAACCTAGTAGGCGGTGCGCTTGAAACCACAGGCAGTATCAATGAGCCGATGGAGATTGACAACGGCGGTACAGGGTTCATGCTGATTAAGCGTGAAGTGTTTGAGAAGTTAAAACCTACTGTACCAAAGTACACCAACGACATGATTCTGATTGTAGATAAGAACCCAGTTAAGAAGATCATTGACGAGTACTTTGCAACCAGCATTGACGAAGCATCTAATCGATTACTTTCAGAGGACTACCACTTCTGCAAGATTGCACGACAAGCTGGCTTTAAAGTCTATGCCGCACCTTGGGCGAATCTAACCCATAGCGGCACGTATAACTTTAGCGGTACTTTACCAAGAGGTTAATGTGGATTTAATACCTTTTACCATAGTAGATGATTTTTTTGAAAACCCAAATCAAATAAGGGAAGAAGCTCTAAAAGCAGAATATCGTAGCGATCCTAATTCCCCGGGCAAAAGAGCCCCTTGCTCAGAATACGTAACTACCTTAACTGCCAAAAAAATTTTTTCTCTACTAATTGACACGAACAAGCACATTGTTGAAGGTTCTTTAGCTATAACTTTTCAAGTTGTTACAGAAGCTATGGGGGAAGGTTGGGTTCATTCCGATGCAGGAAACGTTTATTTTGCTGGGGTCATATATCTAACCCCAAATGCCCCTATTGATGGGGGCACATCATTGTATAAGCCTTATAAAAATATTGATAGCGTTTTATTAAATAACTATGGGTATATAAAAAAAGATTTTTATACGCATAAAACTAAAGAAGATGATGTTAAAAGTATACGCAAAAATAATAATGAACTTTTTTATAAAACGCTTGAAGTTAAAAATGTTTATAACCGTTTAGTAATGTATTCAGGAAATGAATTTCACGCTGCGGATAAATTTTTTGGCTCTACGATGGAAGATGCTAGATTGACCTTAGTATTTTTTGTTACCCATATTGCTTCAAATAGTATTTTTCCGTTAGATAGAATGAAATTAGTGGAGAAAAAGTAAGATGACCTTTTTAGTCGCTAACATTCCGCCAGTCAAGTGTTTCGTGCGTAAAGAGTTCCTTTACAACCACGAGAAAGGACACGGTGAGTTAGAGCCGTGCGTGTGGATGACTGCCAAAGCAATCAAGGGGCAAGCGTTCCGTATCGAGTCTATGCTGACAAACTACGGTGCGCTGTACGATAAGCTGCCCATTAGTGCTTATGTTTGGAAGGAAGCAACCGAACCCCTACCGCTAGATTACTTGCAGATATGGGACTGCCTGTCTTACGATATGGCGGTGATTGAGAAGTCTAATCTGCGTGGGCTCAAGGTCAAATACTTTGGCAAGGATAAACAGTTTCATTTTGGTAACTACTTGTTTACGATTGACTTTGCCAATCCTGACAGTAATCGTTTGGATACAACCTTTAGCGAAGGTGTTGAAGAACATAAGTCGTACAACTTTATCAAGCTGGATAATGGGCAGTTTGCTTGCCAACCTAACAATCGTTGCCTTTGGTATGACGTATCGCTTGTACCCGCCGTACTTAAAACACCTGACTTCAAGATACCTACTGAAGTGTATAGCGTTGAGAACCACGCTAAGTGGAGTGCCAAGGATGAGTGGTTTTATAACTTTGAGGAAATTAAAAGATGATACCTAACTGTGAATTAGTAAAAGTAGACGGCACACAGTTTCTTGTGTTTAAGGGGCAAGATTTAATATCAAACCACTTAAAGAAAGAACTGTACGAGAACGACCTTCACCAGCTTGCGTTAAAGATACTATTGGATAAACCCGACGGGCAAGTGCTGGATATTGGTGCAAACCTAGGTACATTCTGTGTACCACTTGCACAAAAGATTCCTGCGCTAAAGTTCCATGCGTTTGAACCACAACGGATAATTTATTACCAGCTATGTGCCAATACGATTATCAATAGCTTGGGGAATGTCTACACCTATGAAGCTGGGTTATCAAACCAAGAAGCAGACATAGAGTTAGAAGTGCCTGACTACACATCAGAAACAAATATCGGTGCGTTCAGTATTGATAAAGAAGTTCGTGAGAACGAGTACGAGTGTAGGACAAGTGGTGGTAAAGAGAAAATAATCTTGATGACACTTGATAGCATTGGCTTTGAAAATGTGCGACTACTTAAGATTGACGTAGAGGGGCATGAGTTAGAAGTTATTAAGGGCGGTATTGAAACAATCAAGGCAAACAACTACCCGCCGATTATCTTTGAAGCGTGGACATGGAAGCCTTGGTATCAGGAAAAGCGTGAAGCGTTGTTCGATTACCTAGAGGGTCATGGCTACGAAATTACAGAACTAGGTCAAAACAATTTAGCACAACATCCGAAACACGGAGAAATGAAATGACAACCTTTACAACAGAAGACAGAATTATTGCCGAAAAAGACGGTTCAGTAACTATTAACGTAGAGCCTATTCCGTTTGCTGGGTTAATTACAATCACTGAGAGTGCGCCTAAAAGTAAACCAGTAGCGTGGATAGATACAGAGAGCAACATTAATATGATTGGTGGAATTTATCCTAAAAAATTAGAGCAATATTTGAATAGCTTAGAAGCTAGGATTAAAGAACTTGAAGCAATACTAAAAAAGGCGCAAGAGAAATGAACGATCAAGACCTAAGAGATTGTTTTGCAATGTTTATAGTCAACGGGCTAATAAGTAGGGCTAGTGTGTTTGACATGAAGGAAGTATGGGAAATGGCGGATGCCATGTTAGAAGCAAGAAATAAGGACAACAATGAAGAACTTGGAATCGCAGCAGTTAAACCTAAACGTAAGTACCTTAGAGGCGGTTCCAGATAGGGGTAAGAAGTTTTGTACTAGCTGTGCCATTATGAAGCCCGAAATTGGTGGGGAAATTGTAGTAACAACAAGGAGTCGATGGCGTTGTGCAACATGCAAAGCCAGAGCCTCTGTCCGTAAATACGAGAGCAAAAAGGAGAAACATAAATGAAAAAAATATTATTACTTACAGGATTCTTGGGGGCATGTTCATCATCGCCTTACGTAGATAATTCTAAACTACCCGATACTAAAGTATTAGTAGAAAAAGAAGTTACACAAATGAGTCGTAATCAAGTTATTATGGCTGTTCAAGAGTGCGAATCTAGCGGGCTTAGACCAGTGGTAATTATGTCTAGACGCAAGATTAACGGATTTTTATCTGATGTCCCCGTTGATGTAACTTGCATGCCAAAATTTGGGAAATAAACAATGCCAGCTTGGTCATATAGCAGTCTTAAAACATTCCAACAATGCCCTAAGAAGTATTACCATCTTAAGGTAGCCAAGGATGTCAAAGACGAAGGTAGCGAAGCCACAATATACGGCAAAGAACTACACAAAGCTGCTGAAGACTATATTAAAGATGGCACACCCATACCACCTCAGTTTGCATTTATCCAAGATACAGTAGATGCGCTTAAGAACATCCCAGGTGAGAAGCATACTGAAATTGAACTAGGTGTATCCAATAAGAACGGCAGACTTAATCCTTGTGGGTTTTACGACAAAGATGCGTGGTATCGAGGGATTGCTGACTTGCTAATTATTAACGGCAACGAAGGTTATTTGGTTGATTACAAGAGCAGTAAGAATGCCAAGTATGCAGACTTAAAACAATTAGATTTACTAGCGGCGGCGGTGTTTACTCACTTCCCCGAGATTAATAGTCTTAAGTCTGCTTTGATATTTGTAGTTAGTAACGAATTTGTTAATAAAGAACACAGTTCAATGCACAAGCTAGCCTACTTTGAGCATGTGCGGTTTGACCTAGAACGGCTGGAAAAGGCTATGGAGACAGGTGTATGGAACGCAGTAGCAGGTCCCTTATGCGGCTGGTGTCCTGTTAAGACTTGCCATAATTACAGGGAAAGAAGAAAATAAAGGTATGCAAGGAGAGCTTAAATGCCATACGTAAACAAACCTAGACCATACAAAAAAGAATACGAACAGTATCAGGGTAAACCCGAACAAATAAAAAACAGGGCAAAACGTAACGCTGCCCGTGCGGAGCTAATGAAAGAAGGAAAGGTATCAAAAGGGGATGGAAAAGACGTCGATCATGCAAAGCCTCTCAGCAAGGGGGGAACAAGTGCTAGGGGCAATCTCAAGGTTAAATCCGCTAGCAACAACAGATCGTTCAGTAGGAACTCAGACCACACCGTCAAACGGAATGCTAGCAAAAAATAGCAT